ACCTTGTCTTGATCGTCAATCAGGTCGGCCCACTCATAGTCTGTCAGCGCGACTTGCCGACGTGAGTGAGGCGTCGTTCATACCCGCTACGGCTTTCGCCGCCAGCAAAAATGCTGTTTGTGGTCTGGACTTTCTCTTGACCGTCGCCCGTAGCGTTACGGTTTCGCCCGTTAAGTCTCTACACCTTCCGCTTTGCGGCTTGGCTCGGGATCACCAGATTAAAGGCTTCCCCGAATTTGAGCGATTTTCAGCAAGCTGTTTCCAACCTGCCAGGCAACTAGTTTACCAATGGCGTATCCGCATGCCGCGATGTGCGTTGAATTGCGGCGGCGGAACCAACCTGATCAAAGAACGCCTTCTCGCCCGTCACCGTTTCCACGCGAACGGCCTTGCGGAGCAGCGAACCACGTTGCTGCGCCAACAGGGCGACGTTTGCGGAGAATTGATTGACGAACGCAGTAGTGATCTGCGTACTCATTGAGGTCTCCAAGAACGAGAGTTCTCAGAGGGCTATCCGCAGGATCGCGGACCTTCCTGCCGGTTAGGCCGACTACTCCGCTGTCTTTCCAGCAGTCAGCAGGACGCTACTGACGCTACCCTGACTTTTTCGTTGCGCGCCTGGCTCGCGTCTTCGGGGCCGGTGCTTCTTCCGGTTGTCCCACGTCCGCGACCCAAGACCACAACTCCTCGCAATACTCCATCGGTGACTTGATCGTGTTTACCGATGCCGAATGCAAGGCCGTCTCTAAAACCTTCGCGCGGAGCTGCATGACCTGCAGGTCAGCGTCTTTATACGGGGTCATCGCCATGTACGAACTCCCTTAATCTGAGAGCATCGGCTACCGCTGCCGAATGCCCTGGATGATTTCGATCCCAGTAGGGACCGCCCGGCGTCTCAATTTTTGCGAGCTCGCGCTGCGCGTCATCAGGCGTGATCGAGCCGTCTGACTTTGGAGCTTTAATCGAGTCCTCACCGAGCTTGGCGCGCATCATGTCTCCAATGTTTGCGAACGTGCGGACAAGGTCAGGGTGCGATCCCAGAGGCCTGCCGTCTTCGAGCGTGAGTTCGAGGAGACCATCACCGCCGTGTTCCTGCATGACAGCCTTGGCAATGCCAACCTTGTTATCAAAAGCCTTCCCGTATTCCTTCTGCAGCTCGCGAATGCCTTCCTGCTCGCGTGCCTCGGCCTCGATCGCTGCATCGCCCGGCGACTGCTCGGCGACACCCGCCATCGAGTTGTATTCATCGGCGAGCGTCTGAGCTTGCTGCGGTGTCAGCCCCACTTTGTGAGCGGTTTGCTGGAACCATCCGATCAGCTCCGGGTTCGCATCCATCCCGTCAGGGACGTTATTCATTTCGAGCTCATAGCCTTCTGGCGCTTCAGGACGACCAAGTTTTGAATAGACCTGGTTCCATTCCTCTTCGGTGCCGTGTGTCCCGGGGATGGCGATCTTGTCCGCGCCGACCATGCGCTGAGCGTTGACGTAACTCTGCGCCATCGTCTGCACGTCGGGGATGTGCGCGATCGACGGATCGCGTTGCAATTCCTCGGACAGCCCGGTCTTCCAATCTGCACTTGCAGACTCGCCAGACCCCTCGGGGGCTACCTCTTGAGCTTCTGCGACATCACTCACGATTTACTCCTCTGCTTGTGTTGGTCTCTCTCGATTGTCGTCGTCTCTCAGCATGTCCATGATCCACAGGACAACGTGACGCTGGCCTTCCAGGAAGAAAGTCTCGCCAGGCTTCTCGCTCCATGTCGTCTGGTAAAAATTGCATCTGGCCTGCAGGTCGCTGAGAACCCTCTGACCGTCCGTCGTGCCGAACACAAGACGGTAAGCATTCCTCAGATTCTGAATTTCCTGTGGCGTCATTGCTGCGTCATACCGCCGACAGCTTTCAACGCGGGAGCTGCCGCACCTGCCGCATCAGCGACCTGGCTGGCCTGATCGAGCTGCGCCTGCTGAGCCTGCTGCTGCGCACGCTCCTCACGCATCGCCATCACTTCGCCTTCAGGACGCAGGACGCTGGCCGGAACGCCGACCGTCTTGGTCACGAACTGCACCAGGCCATCCATGTCGATGTAGTCGAAGATCGAGGGGTCGAGCTGTGCCAGCGGGTTGAGGATCTCGAACATCCGCATGGTGGAGTTCAACTCGCCCTGACGCTGCGCCTTCGCCAGCGGTGAGACGTACTCGATGTCTATATTCCCGGTCTGCAGATACTCCGGTGCTGGCTCGAATATCTTCTGCTTCGCTAAAAGATTGAAGGAACGGGTGATCAGAGGTTGCAACATCTCTGCCTGCAGCCTTCCGAGCACTGGGCCGAGCAGACGCATCTTCTCTTCGTTTCTGGCAATGACTTCTGTTGCAGTCATGTTTGGCGACTCACGCAGCATGAGCTGATCGACAAAGAATGCCTGACGTATAGCGTTGCGGCGTTGCTCTTCGATATTCAGGCCCAGCGGTGTGTTAGCACCGGTCATCAAGGGCTCGATGCGATCCCTTGTCCCCGATCGGTAGAAATTCAGCCCGCCTGGTGTAACGCGGACCGGCAGGACGAAGCCGTCATCAGGGACGAGCAGGGGAGGATCAACCTGCTTCTGTGCAGACTTGATCGTCGTCTTTGACATTTCTTGTAACATCTTCGTGTCAGGCAATGCCGTCATTGCACACGATCTTCCGTAACCCTGCTCGAACGAGGCCTTGAGGAATCTCGGAGCGACATAAGGGAACTCATCGAACCCTGACTCAGCTATCAGCCACTTGTTCTCTGGATCTATGTGGCACGACATCCACGGCATGTTCATGTTGTCTTTGATGCCAGGATCTCGTTCGTCTCTCGGCTGCACATAGTGCAGGAGCTCAAGCATCTCGTAGGGGTTGTCTTTAATCCTTCCCTTCAATGCCGGGCCGACATCATCGCCCCACAGCGTCCGAGCATCCCTGCCGGACATTTTATATTTCCGCACGACCGTATCGACCCGACCGTGTTCGTCTTCAGCGAGATAACATTCAGCGATATGCCTGGTTGAATACCTGAGCTGCGTGATGTCATCAGAATCGATGAACATGACAGCGGTGCCGAAGGCGACCAGGTCTGCGTAGAGCTCGTGAACCTGTTCCTGAAAGTTCGATCGGGCGAAGGCGTCGTACATGGCCTTCTCAGCACCTTCGAGCCACTCTTTCGCGAGATCATCGCCATCGAGCATCGGATCGGTAAATCGCAGAGAGAACCAGGGCATCGATGCCGAGGTCAGCATTCCGTGCAGTGAAGCGGTAAGCAGCTCGGCAGCATGAATGGCAGTGCCGTCAAATATCTTCTCTGTTCTCTTATCTCCGTCCGTTCTCTTCCGGGTGATGTCCGCCTTGCGCGGAACCATATAGTCGGCGATTTCCTGCCAGTGATTTTCCCAGACGCTGCGCTGTGTCTTGAGCGTGGAGAACCTGTTGAGCAGGGTGCCGACTTTTTCTTTCTCGCGTTCGTTTCTAGCCATCTATCCGCCTAACAGAGTTTTCTTCTGCGTAAGTGCCTGCCTAGACAGACCGACCGGCGTTGTCCTGACGAATCGGCTACGACCGCGCCCCCGAGGCCTGCCTGGTGCCGCCGTTGTGGTCGAAGGGCTTGCCCCCGAGATAACGGGACGGGGCGTGACTGCCTGCACCGCAGGCCTGGCAGGTGTACTCGGTTGCGCTGGCTGCGATGGCTGCGGTCCACCAGGGGGAGGAGTAACTGATGGAGCCGGAGTGCCCATCGGTGAGGGAGGCACCGATGGCGCAGCAGGCGCGGGCGCGGGCGTAGTAGGTGTTGTAGTTCGACGTGGCGCGGGAGCTGGGGTAGCTGGAGCTGGAGCTGGTTGTGGAGCTGGTGGTGCAGGTGCGCGGCCCTCTCTTGGTGCTGGCGCTGGAGCTGGCGCCGGAGCTGGAGCCGGAGCTGGAGCAGCGCGCTGGATCGGCACGACCTGGAATGATCTGGGCGTCACGAGCTTAAAACCCTGCGTCGGGTCGTTATCTGCGGACACCTGCGTGCCCTTCAGCCGCTTGAATTGATCGGGGGTCAGGCGTTCACTCTCGCCTTCCTGACCTCTGCGTTCATAGAATGGATCGCCGACCGTTTCCTTATACTCATAACCGGCAGGCAACTTTTGTGGCGGCGGCTTTGGGCCAAAGAATCTGGCAAACGGTTTGGCGATTGTTTCAACAACTTTACTCATATCAGTAACCCATCAGGCCTCTCTTGATGACCGGCGCTGGTGACAGGAGACCTTGTGGCCCTGTCTTTCTTGTGGCGCGGCGTCCTTTTCGACTAGCGACTTCGCGCTCAGTCTTCCGGCCCGCCGTCTCTGTATCGATCACTGAGGCAGGCATGATGCGCTCGCGTTGTGGCATCGGCGTCGGCTCAGTATCCGGCGAGGTAACCACGGCCTCGCGCTCTTCTTCACGCTCTGCCAGAACCTCTGTCGGCGTCCTGTCTTCAGAATCGCCAATAGCGCGAACAGGAGTCGTCGGCGGTGGAGGAGGTGGCGGCGGTAGGGAGGGTGTCGGCGCTGATTTACCCATTGATCAAATCCATCGACATTCTGATTTCAAAATTCCGTATAGAGCGCCATCTTCATCGTCGGCGTAGAAACTTCTGATCGTGCCTTCGTGCGCCCAGCCCAGGCCTTCAACAACCCTGCGGCTTCTCTTATTGCTCGCAGCAATCACACATGAAATGCGTTCAACGCCGAGCTGCTCGAATGGATAGCGAAATAACAACTGCACCCTCGATCGGGTGAGCACGGACGGGTCGTCACAGGCCGCGTGGTACTGAACGTCGCGCCCTCTGAATTCGTTAAAAGCACCGCCGTAGAGGATCGGCCCGCCACGCTCTCTGAAGGCTATGCATCTGCACGGCTCCAGGTTCTGCGTGTACGGCACCCGCTCTTCAATCCAGGCAGCGATCTCGTAATCGATCGGCCCCATGTAAGGGTCTTCAGTCTCATCGAGCAGCAGCTCTATGTGATCAGTCTCTCCAAGCGTCACGCAAAGACCTGATATTCCATTTCGGCATGCGCCTGCGGCGCGCGCCCGGGGAACCTCGCATCGTCTTCAATACCGACGCACATGTATCTGAAAGCGTCGGCGGCATGAGACGACCAATCGTGAACAGGCGTCATCCTGAAAGACCTGGTCCGCTCGTTATATGCACGATGATAGTGCCTGAGAGCTTCGAGGCCGTGCTCGCATGTACGCCTGTCAAAGAATGTCTTCGGTATCGTTATCGCCGCAGCGTGGAGACCATCCTCGACCGGTAGTTTTCGCACCACTCGAAAAGTGATTCCGAGGTCGTATGCAGTTTCGATGCGGCTGCGGCCAGTCCCCAGCTCACGTACCGCAATATCAGGAGGGGCATAGTGACGACCGTATAGATAATCACGCTCATCGAGAACGCGAGCGAAATGCGGCAGGCCTTCGCCCCTTTCTTCATAATAATCAATAACATGTATCGCTCTCCCAACAATCTGGTAGAACCATATCGCCGTCGCGTCCGCGACACCCAAATCCCAGGC